GTATCACTATCAAAAGGAAAATTTTCAAACAATTTTACATTTTAAACAATCACTAGATCCAGACGTTAGCTCTTCCATTGTTGGCTCGTCATAGCGGATCTTTAAACTTCTCTAAATTACTAAATCTAGCATTGCCAAATCAAATCTAAACTTCCTAATATGCAATAGGGTTGCTTGTACCTCCTATTACACGTGCTTACCATTCTGTACAAGAGTAGGCAGCGCGATGACCCGTAATTCCTCGGAAAGACCAGTTTTAGACATCGGGTTGCCTTATAACTCAGTTTTATGATGTTGGTTGATTTTGTCGAAGACCTTCTTGCTTCTGAATTGCTTCAAGTCATAAACTTTCAGCCTCTCATTAAAGCAATAACCATGCAGGTTATGTGGACAGTACTTCACAAAGTACACTCTGTGAGTACAATCTAGATGTCTGCCATCAACAGGGTGTTGAAAATCCCTGTCATGGTATATCTGAATCCCAAATGGAAGATCAACAGCAAATGATGTATGACAACCAACATTTAATCTCTTTTGTTTTGGCACAGCACCAACCAATCTGAGATTGATTCTTTGATTTCCCTCACTTACAATATAAAAATTATCTACAAATGAATAGAAAGGATTAGAAAGATCAAAGTAGAAATCAATATGATCATGTGCAGGATCTTGAAAGCCAGGCCATGTGCAATTGAAACCTTCGATACCCTCACACTCAACACGAGATCCAAGCGGTAGTGCTAAGACCTGGTGTGTTGTAATGTAGAGGGTATGTCCTATGAAATGCTGTAATAAATCCCAGGTAAGAACGGGATGTTCATGAAGGTCATTTTGCACAGCAGTAGCTTTAATTCCATTAGCCAAAAAGATACACACAAGGATTACAACAATCATGATGTTAAAATAATGCACCCAACAATGTATAGCAGGAAAACCCTAGAAGAACTAGAAAGATCACTCGCAGTACTACTACTAGTAACCTGGTTTCTGCTAAAACTTTATGTAAGATATTAAAATCAAGGCAGTCTGGTTTCAAAAGCTGCAAACAATTTACACGCAGACTACTGTCAGGCACACCTAAAACATTACTGACTGTTGTAAGATTAAGCAGATGACTGAGTAACAACCTTTCTAGTAATTGGATTCTACCAATTAGTAGTAAGATTAAAGCTGTTACAAGTACAGCATGGACGAAAACGAGCATGCGTTTAGTTCGTAACCTCATCAATCATCTCAACCTGTGTGTCATCAAACACATCTGTGTATGCCTCCACAAGAGTTACAGACAACTCCTCAGGCTTCTTATCAGCAGACTTAGAACGGGATCTTCTTTGCCTCTGATCCTTAGCCACTTCAGAAGGTCGCTTGTAAGCGTCAATCTGTTCTAGGAATTGACTAGTTTTGGCATCATCCTTTGGCAGGTAGTAGGTGTGAGTGAGCGTGACTTTCACTTGATCACCAGCTTCTTCAGCAGACCATTGACTGCCAAAGATTATGCTAGACACTGATGGAACACATTCAGCTATCTGAGGGTAGCATTTGGCAGCGTTACCATTGGCAACGAGATCACTATCACCAAAGTTAGCTGAACTACTTCTAGCACCATAGAAAGTTGTCACATCTCCCTTGCCTGCAGTTTTCTTCCAGGTGTGTTTGTTGGCATTCTTAGGTGTTGTGTCCCTAGGTTTGGAATCACTACGTTCTCTAGGTTTAGAACGTGACCTTTGTTTGTCAGTAACACCTAATTTTTCAAGCACGGCTACAATTGTATCCTCAACATTATTATTCTGGTTATTGGAATGGTGTCTTCCTCTAGATTGAGATCTGTTTCTTGAAACAGATCTAGACTGAGAACCAGACCTTGAATTGTTCCTAGAACGGTTCACTTCAAGCTGAAACTGTGGCGGTATCTTACCATCAAATCTCAGTGGTTTGGATTCGTTATTGGTTCCACGAGTGCCAAGCGTTGTGGGCTTGTTCATGGCACCATCCCTTGCAACCCAGAAGACTCCATCAATCTTGTCTTTGAATTTAGCATCAGCATGAGGTCCTGTACCTAAGAAGTAAAAGAACCACCTCTCAGCGAGTTCCTTACGCTGGCCTTTTACAATACGATAACGAATCTGTCTATTCCAATAACCAATTTGTTGATCCTTATTACCTATTCCTTTGGGAACAAGGTCTCTCGGACATAAATTCCAAAATTTAGATCCTTGTTCGAGGGTAATGGGGTTGTAGAATGACAAAGGTATATCATTATTCTTCCGACCACGAGAGTTAGAACGACCACGTCTTTTGGAAGGTTCATCTCCCCAGTTGACGCGTTGTCCCTGTGTGGCCATTTGAAAGTTTAGTTACACCATATGTAATAATTTTTCATGTTCACTCAAATTGTCAGTACGTGCTTCTGTTGAGTAATCACCAGCTTTAGATTTTACGTAGTAAGCCCATCCTGTGGCAGTAGTTGCTTTTAATTGTTTTCCAACTAATGTATAAACGATGGTTCTACTAGGTGTAGCAATCATGACGTATTTAGGCAAATGCTCGATGGTTAAACCACCAGCCATTTTGAAACCTTCAGCATATAGATTTCCTGAAAGTAGAGTAAGGGTAACACCTGTAGGAGTACCATCTAAGGGAAGCACATAACTTCTACCCAATGCATTAACACAAAGAATTGCATTAGTCTCAGGATTAAAAGACCACCATGATTTGGTTCTTCTATATAGCTGAACAGATCTCACAAAATACATCATCCAAAGTGCAAACGTTACAACTGCACCTGCAACACTAAAGCCGAACATTACATATCTGGAAACTTGGTACTCAGAGTATGCATTAAAAATCGTAAGCGCTAGAACAATAGGCCATAATAGCCACATGATCAGCATTTTAATGCCATAAACGAGCCAGCTAAATTGTGGTCTGCCATATTGTAACACTGTTATAAAAACAATCAATATTACAGACCAGCTGAAGTTCCAGTTAGCAAGATGCCAAATAAGATCACCACGTTCAAAGCAGGTTTGACATCTTGAATTTGTGCCATTAATACACTGCAAGCCACTGTCTTGCATGGCACAGTAGCGTTCACCATAAACGCATGCAATTATGCACGCGAGTATTAGCAAAATGTACTTCATTTTGTTTAGTTCAAACCAAAAATGCTTCGTCGGGATTATATGCCTTGGTTTGCATAAAGGTCTTATAGGCATCATATGCATGGCGTGCAGGTAGTACTATAATAGTCTTACCCAAATTGCAACATACCATGCACAATTTAATAACATTTAGCAATGCTATTGAAAACAATATCAATATAATTATCAACAGGAGCCAGAAGAAGACGCTAACAACCATGCCATGGTCATCTATGATAGTAAATGCCCTAGGGAACGTCATAGTTATGGTCTTCTTCTTCTTCTTTTAAGTCAATTTCGTTTAGAACCGCCTGAGAAGAGGCTGCATTGTAAACACCGGCTACGGGCTCCTGTGAAAATACATATATAAAATCACCATTGAGAAGTTCAACTGCTCTAAAAACAGTTAGATCAGCATGAGCTAAGCCACGTATTGCTATTCTTACAAGCATAGGGTCTACAAAATGCAACGTGAGGTCATTCACAAACATATAATTTATGCCACCATACAATGTGACATAAATAGAGCTGTGAGAACTTCTCATAAACGGTGCAGCTCTGCCATGTACAAACATGAGTGTCGTTGTATTGTATAAAATAAATTCGGACCTACTATTAACATACCAAAAGTATGCTAAGTAGAAAAATCTTAAAGCTAAGACAGTTATTGTAACAATGCCATCAATGTAGTAACCATATGCTATAAGCATAGGCCCTACAAGTGTCATTGATACAATCTTAAACATTAAGATGCCGACACACGTCTTAAAGTTTGTACTACGGTACAAAGCCAAAAATGATACAAAGAGTACAGCGATGCTGAACTCTGGGTAATAATTTTGTGTTCTAGCACTAACAACCTAATGCTGTTGTACTATAACATTTTCATGTTGTGTAGTATGCACATTTGCTGTGTTATTAACAATAACATGGTTACTAACAATTACAAAACTAAGAGTGTTAAGAAAAAGTCCACCAATCATTTTCGCATGGAATTTAGAATGGCAATTTTTCTATAATCTCTCTTTACTTGTTTTGTAACACTTAATGCTTTGGGTCTTGTGTGTTTAATGATACAAAGTCTAGTTTCAAAAGGTAGTTTATACCAAAATTTGGCTTTAAACTTGTAAACAGTAATACTAAACAACTGTATGACTATTGACTTCTTCAATAAAGGAGAGACCAAGCTTAGCATACGCTTTGTCCTTAGCCTCAAGAAGTGTGTCACCAAAACCTATACACACAAGTAGTTTACCAGTCTTAAATTCTACTTTAAGAGTTACAGCAAAGTATGCACGGTCAAGTTCGTCAAGTACAGCGTCTACGAATATGTCAATAGATTTGACAATGTCCATACAAGACCTGTAATGACTAATAAGTTTAGTTCTTAAGGAATTTATTCAACATCCTTAACTTTAAATTTAGTGGACATGCACTTTTTCAATTGGTTCATAATTTTCAAATTGTCTTCTACTACATATAGAGTGACAACAACTTCCTAAACAACCTATGCATCCACAACAACCTGTGCTAAAACAGCAAAATAGCAGTAATGGTATGCAAAATACTACTACTAAACCTATCAGTAGCCACACATACCAAGGCCATTTTACATAAGTTTCAATTCTATTGAGCCATTCAAGATTGACTAATGTATTATTAATGTTATCAATGAGAATGGCAAGTTCTACTGTAGTGTTATGTAGCTTTTCTGACCTAAACTCTAAGTCATCAATTTCACCAGTCAGATTTAAATAGGTTGCGTTGAAAATATCAAGTGTAAATTCAGGTACAGTCCAGTTTGGTCTGTAATTTTCTAATATGTCTTGAACAGTTTGATTAATGTCAATATAGTCAGGTATAATACTAGGCAAATCAATTACAGTCGCGTTGACAAACAACACATCACACCCTTCAATTTGAACAAAATCAGAACTAGTTGCAACTCTAGGCTGATACATAGTTCTGGGGGTCAAATAGAACTTGTCATCTAGATTACGAAACAACGTCAACTGCACATCTTTAACGACAAGTCCGAAAGTGCGATCGCCATCTGAAGCACAAATACCTGACCAAGCTGTTACAGTTTCATAAGCTGTTGGTAATAGTACTGTATGAAAGAAAATCATGCCATTTGGTGCTGCATTTGCTAGTGAAAACAAATGTGTACCATTACCACAGAATCCGAATCTCTGAGACTGAGACCTAACACATTCATTAACCTTGTCTTTGGCAAGTTGTCTACTAGCCCTAACCTCTGCTTGTCTGGTTAGAGTCTGAGACACAAATGCATTAAGTGCTGTAAGTCTACCTGTAATCAGCCTATCAACTTGTGCATCAGCACTCAGTTCGTCAAGCCTGTTATAAATATCACTAATAGAACTACTAATGGCTTGAAAATTATTTTGCAATTGTACTGTAAGGTGACTTAAAGCTTGCCCTTGTGTGTTGACAACATCTTGCACTTTTGCCAACGCTTTAGCAACAGTGGCAAGACCTTGTGATGTTTGATGTATAGCATCATTAACCTTACCAAAAGCCTGTGTAATGTTACCAATAGCTTGATTGAAAGCATTAGCCAGGATCTGTTGGTTTTTATTCAATACATCAGTTTGTAGAGCAACATAATTAAGTCTAGCCTGTACTGCTACTGCAAAAGGTATAGCCACGGCGCCACCACCAAGTGCACCTAATGTTATACCACCTGCAAGTGATGCTGTGTACATAGTCATCTTGTCAGCATTAGCTACACCTGGTAGAACCATGATGCCATTGTAATATTGAGCACACACCAAGTCTGCTATGTCGTAACCACCAGTACAACGTTTATAATCTTCATCAACTGTACCTAAACCAGATGTTACAACTTTATCAAAAAGCAAATCTTCTATAGCAGAACCATACTTACGTTTGCTATTATGGGACGGTAGTATATCTTTTAGACCTCCTAGCCAAGAACCACCTATGCTAGGCCATTCTTTGTAAATAGGATCTAAATTTTCTGTACTATTGAACGCCTCAACAGATGCCAATTTAAGGGCATTTTCCGAGACAAACAACATGGAATCAACCTCCATGTTTTCAAGTCTGGCACCCATTGCAAGTGCTTGTTCAATAGTTTGACATGCAGACACATATTGTGTTAACAATTTGTTACATCTAGGGTTACCATTACAAACGTATCTTGCACAATCTATTGATACTGGTGTAGTGTAAACCTGCATGTATTCAACTTGCACAGATATAGTAAAATTTGTAGGTATCGTGACATTACCAGTGCTAATTGGTTGCACGTCTCCGTCAGAATGTGTGACGTTAATAAAAACCAAAGCACCATTTTTACAAACACCTATATTAGAATAGGTTATGACAGGTTCACAATCAACATCGTTACTGTCAATTGCAGTGCCACGAGTCCTCTCACTTGTGTAATTATATATAGAGTAGTAATAAAAATTAGGTGTCGTTGTCCAATGTGTTAGACCTAACAGTTCACTGTTAATGGAAGTCATAGCTCCAACTATGGCACCATCAATAACAGCCGCTTGTGCGCTTACATCACATGGCGTCACAGAATAAATGACACCATCACTAACATTTTTAAAGCCTAACAAATCACCTGATAGTGATGTGTAATATAAGCCACTAAGTAGCGTACTGTTAGTTCGTCTAATAATACCAACACCAGTTCTACCATATATATTGTAATCTGTACAGGAGTCTAGGTGTAGCACAGACAAATCGTGCAGACCGCTATTATCAGACGGTACACCCACTATGTTGTCTCCTTCTTCATATATTACATATAGACTTCTAACAACCTGCTCATTGGTTCTTGTACGTGCAGCAACATCAAACTTGCAATTAGCACCAACAGGACTCAACGACAAACAGAACTTGTTAAAAGTCAAGTAATTGTTCAATTTATCAAATGAGAAAGGACAAGTACCAGTTTTTATAACAGCTGTAGCCTCTAAAACATCCGTGCAGTCTTGATTAAAAATATTGTCCCATAAAGAACTTTTGCAAGTGGAATGAACATAAACTGAGAATTGGTTAGAACGAATACAGTACACATCAGTATTGTTATCCTGCATTGGTAGTGTGATGTTACTTAGTGTCGAGGCTATGGGTTGACCATAACCACTAAGCTTCATACCAAGATCAATGGTTATATTGACAGCGGTGTATGTGAAAAAGCTAGGTAATAACACAACACTCTTATTAACGAAACCTACTTCACTTGAAGCAACAGGATAAAATCCATTATTCAAATTAGCAGTAAGTTGAGAACATTTAATGTTATTAATGTGACTGTTACAATACGTCACATTTTTAATAGCTGTGTTTTCAACTTGTACTAATGCTTCAGTATACGATGTGTAAGCAATTGTCCAAAAAGCTCCACTAACACCAGTGGTTAAATTAAAAGATATACAACCAATAGGAAATGTGCTAAAGAAATTGTAACCATTAATATAAAAATGGCCCCACTTACTAATAGCAATTTCCTTTACACTGGGTGGTAATGTTCCTAAATATTTAAGAGCTGTGCCATTGTAAAGTACATAACAGTATCGTGGTCCGTCAGTTATGCCGAACGGGATTTCACCATAACTGTAAGAACTAGACTCACTCACTGTGTCACTATAACATGAAATTTCAAGAATGACACCACCTGTTGTATTCAGTGAAAATACTGTAGCACCCATACCAGATTGTACATCTGCAGTGAAATTAAGGTTGAATCTAATAACATCCACTGTGTTATTTAAAGACACACCATTACATTGGCTAAACTGTGCACCTTCAAAACAAAATTCTTGTGCTGCTACACCAAAACTGGGCACTGGCCACAAGCAATTAATCAATAATGGTTGATTTGTTACAAACCTGCCACTAACAAAAGTGGAACTATTTGTAAGCAAGAACCAATTGTTAAAACTAAATCCATCAGGTATGTAACCACCTGATGTCGGAGCAAATACATTGGTAGCATAGCCAGTGCAATGTTCATAATCTTCACATAATTCATAGGTTTTTAGACCATTGGTGTTATTTAACTTGTAATAAGTGAAGTTAGAAACACCTTGGTAAGCATATGCAGCACTGTATTCCCAGGTAGCAGTGCTTGAGCGTGAATACAAAAGTGTGACATTGTTAAACCAATTAGTATTGATGTTCAAGTGATAAGAACGACCACTAATATAAGCTGTAACAAAGTCATCATTCCACTCAAGACCATAGATTTTTGTTCCATTGTCCGTGGGTATGACAGAGAAAGGAATTTTTCTGTCAGCACCCGTACATGTGGAATTCCACTGGTTGGAGGTGAATTGTTCATAGTTAATATGGCGATTTTTAGTTATGCACACTAACCCATGTTTTAAAAGGGGCCTTTGTTGCACATCATCCCTATAAGCCGATATAATAACACTAACAGGCTCACCATGCACATGAAATAATAATGGTTTACCACGTGCATTACCAGTGCTATTTTCCATGGCTTCCATAACAAAATAAAAGGCATGTATATTATTAAAATACTGAAAGGCAGTAGTTCGAGCTGTTCTAGAGCAGTTGTACCACACCTCTGTAGGGTAATAACCACCAACAACTACACTTCCTTCTTCTTTAAAGTTACTAAACAGAAAATCTCTGATAAGGTTTTCATTGCCAGCCAATTGTGTTACGTTAACTTGTATGCATTCATTATTTGTTGTACTCAAAACTGTGTGGTATGAACATAACAACAAGAGGCAAGTTACGAGCACAATCATGGCACATTAACTAAATGATTACCAAAGTTTAGTAGCTTGCCATTATTTCTAATGAGTAACTTACCCTTCCTTAGTAATCCAACGACCATTTCATTCAATTCTTTTTCTTTTAAATTAACAATAAGTGCATTGTTACAACGGCACTTAAATTTTGGAGTGTCTAGGACTGAGTTATGTGATAGAGCCATAATTGTAGAGTTTCTCCAAAATATATAATTGGCATGCATTATATTTCCATCTACTATTGCTTTGTCACAGTATGGTCCTAAGTAGTTAATACCAATCAGAAAACCTTCTGATGATGACGTATTAACACTTGTACAAAACACAGTCCAATACTCAAATCTTTGAATCAATTCATATAAATCTTTATTCCAACTAAATTCTGTGATTTTGATGGCAGCAGATCCACCAAGTGATAGTTTCTCTTTAATGAAACCATTAATATAAGTAAAGAAACCATCTTTCGACGTGTTTTCACCGTCAATTGATTTTGTGGAACCATCATATAAATCAGAGATAAGCAAATCAAATTTGTCTTCAATGTAAAGACTAGTACAATCACCTGTAACACTGAAGTCTGCGTCGGAAACGTAATCTCTCAAATCGTTATCAACCAATATGGCATCGTCTGGTAACCACCTTCGTAACACAGTACTACCAGGAGCAACACCAGATGCACCAGCAGCTCCTAAATGCAGAACTCGCATTTTGTGTGGTACACACACAGTAGTAGTGTTAAGGTATTGACACAATTGAGTATACTTAACAACATTAGTAGTAATGCCATCAGGTAATCTCACTTGTGCACCATAATTGTAGAGATTACACCGTTCGAGACACATACGCTGGATTTTGTACAATGTAGGCATGCTATAGCCAGGGTTCCATTCAGCAGATTGGAGTTGTGGATAGAAGGTTTTAATCTGTGAATTCTCACACCACAGCATCCATCTCCATGCCTTACAATCTACAATAACATCCACAACTTTGGACACAACATTAAGATCTAAGCTCTTAATGATAGTCACAAAATCGTCCAAGAGTATGTCCATATAAGTGCACACATTCTTAGAAGATGGATCATCAGCATATGTAATACAACAACTTTTCAGTGTACTGTCAGAATTAGTCATAAATTCTTGAACAGAAAACAAACCCATTTTTGCAAGGCGCACTTGCGATATAAGAAGATGCATACCACCAATGGTAGTTTTGGAGACATCTCCAAATACAACGTGTTCAAAACCATAATCCTCAAGGCCATACTTTTGGATGAAGAGTGTAGTATCCATACTAAGAAAATCTTCTTCCATTGTACTACGAGGTTTAAAGGTTTCAAAAGTACGTCCATGTGTGTAGTAACTATCAATTTGTTCGACGTACTCACCGTTCTTGCGCACATAGATATACCATGTGACAGGTTTGTTTCCAACAGTACTTACAGGTAGATCATTCAAAAAGCCATATTGTAATTTAATGGCACTAAGCCCTTTCACAGCGTTATTAGAAATAAGCACTGCATCTTTTGTAGTAGTAAAGCGTTCAAAAGAACCAGCAATACTATTATCAAAACATGTTACAACTTCACTATCAAGATCAGTGTAAGAACACACTTGCTTAGTGAAATTTGAGAAGGGGCATTCAGCTTCATAGTCCCACAACACAAATTTGTATGTTGCGACAACACCTAGATTTCTAAGTATTGTTAATGGAGGTGTGAGTCCAAGTTTGCGTTTTGCATATAGCTCGAAAGCTACATTTGTAGGTAAACTAGTCTTATTTGTAAAGATACATTTGTCAGTAGGTCCATCTCTTACCATTATTTTGTCAGCAATAACAGCAGTTGGTAAGTCACCTTTTAAACCAGTGAAGGCACCTTTCTTAACAACGTTAAAAGCCACATTTTCTAGACTCTGGAGTGCTTTGCTATTAACAAAACCGTGCCAAAGCATGTAAGTGTCAAAATTTTGAGGACACCATATCGTAAAGCCAGCCTGCATAAACATGTTATAATCCTCAACATACGCTCTGTAAAGAGCAGCATGCTTCTTGCAGACAGCACCACCAATGTTGCACTTTGTTATGCAAACATTTGATTTAAGTGGTACATAATTAGGTTGTCCATCAACAAGTTCACAATTACTATCATCATAGTAAAAGAATGGCATAGGTTTAAGCTTAGCAAAAGCTCTTCTATCATAAGCTGGTGTGTGGAAAGCATGGTTATTTACATACAATGCACCACCATTACAACCTTCTAAAGACAGTTTAGAGCGAGTGCGAGTATCAAATCTACAAACAATTGAAAACTCTGGGTACATGTCTACATTGCAGTTCCAAAATAACATAAGACCATTCATTTGACCATGTACCATATAGTCATACTCCAGACATCTAACATTGTTATTAATAGGATCACGATCATAACAAAACCATGGTATTGGTGTTGTAGCACAACGGATGCCTTTGGGATTACCCACATCATGAATTGCAGCAGGATTAAAAATCTTCAAAGCAGCTTTCATGACATGTGACTGAACTATGCGACCAGCTTTATTGATCTTTTCTTCGTTGTCAATAAAAGGGTACACAATTGACCAGTCAACACGTTTGACAAAACAATCATGTATAGCAAGACATCTAGTCATGATAGCATCACCACTAGCTACATGCTCATTTCTATGAATGTTACAAACTTCATGATGATTCATGCTCAAAGATCCCGTGTAGCCCCATTGCTGTATGTCAATACAGTAAGGGTTATATAAATAATCACATCCTAATGCATGCTTGAAACAAGCATAGACACATTGAGAGCTACTATAACAAGTTGCACTTTTACCGCATTCACATTTTTGTGGTCTTCCAATTTTAACAAAGTATCTCATAGTTGTAAGTTCAAGACCACCAGCCCAAAGCACAAAAATCAGAATATCTGACAAGCCGTCAAAATAGTCACAGACCATCTGCACTATACGGCGTCTGACAATGTGCCAAGGTTGACCCTTTCTCATAAGTGGAATCAAGTGTGCAAATTGCTCACCTGGTGGTGCTCGTGCTTTTACAACTTCAATGCTATTACCTTTTTCAGTAACAACGCATCCTTCAGTTTGTACTACAAAATCCACACCATTTGAGAAACCCAGCTGTAAAGGTACATTAGTTCCAACATTATCACCACAGACATGTGCACCTTCAACGTCAAAACCAAGCCATGCTCTAACATTACGCATAGCAAAGTCTCGAGTGCAAAACAATGTGTGGTAGCCTGGTATGTTGGCTTCAAACCTGAATCCCATATATGAGATGACATTAGCATATTTAACATCCTTTGTACCGATGTTAACAGCTAAACCATCACTTGTCTTAAAATTATCGGACAAACTCATATATGTTGTTGCATAAGCAGGTGGTATGTATTGTTCGCTCTTTGAACAATCTTTAAACAAACCACAAGTTTCAGGTTTTGCCTGTAAACCAATCTTTGAGTCTTTGAGTTCATAGAAATCAAGATTCTCATACATAGTTCTATCACACATGATACAAAGTATACCAACCTTTGCTCTCGTAATGGCAACATTGAATCTGTTAACATTAGTAGCATGCTGTGTATCGGAAGTCTGTGTGTAGATAACATAATCATACTCACTACCCTGCGCGGAGTCCACAGTCTGCGTTTGCAAACCAAGAAGACGCCGAGCAACATAATTTTGGCTATTATAGGGTGAGATGAAAACAGCTTTACGCCATTTTGGATTGTGTGCTAAAAACGCCTTGACAACCTCTAGTTGCTTGTTGTTTATAGAAGAGTTGGACTCAATCTGAACCTGACCTTTTACAAACATTTTGAAGCACTGCTTTGATTCTGGGTTGACAGGTACAAATTTGTTTTCATAAACAAGTGCAGAGACTGTCTTAACAATTTCAGCTGGGCATCTGTAACATTTATGCAAGAAGACATCAGGTCCTAGTGTGCACACTCTTTGGGTTACAACATTGTAATCCTGTGGTTGAAGTACACCTTTGTTAATCAGAGTTCTAGGAGCAGGTAATTGTTGTGGGTCGCCAACATAAACAATATGTTTATAACTCAGTCTGCTATTTATGACACTAAGATCATAATTAGTACACATAGAGACCTCATCGACTACAACAATGTCACAACTTGCTTCTGGTAGAGCATTGACAGTACAAAACAAGTACTGCGCATTAGTGTTATTAGGCTTAAAACCTGTGTAACAATCAACTCTGATTCTTTGAGGTATTATCCTTGAACATCTATCAACATTGAAGTTCTTGGCTGCTTTTTCACATAGAGCGTCTACAGCCGCGTGAGAACATGCAGTGTAGACTATTCTTGCCTGAGGATAATACAAACCCAAACCTATAACACAATGAGACTTACCGCTACCAGGAGGACCTTGGATAGTTGTAAATTTTTGCTTACCTATCATTTGATAGTAAGGCACCAGTGTATTATAGGCTTCCGCTATGTTAAAAACAGGATAGAGCTTAGATATGGTATTGTACTTTTCTTGGTTGACTAGAATTGTGGCTTTAAGAGGACTCACATTATGAGAAGTCAACACAAAAATCATACCTGGTGTAAGTTTGTAAGTACTCGTGCTCTTGTAATAAACGGAGTCACTACCGTACTCAGATTGCTCAAACACAAATTCACCTAATTGAATTTTAGTATCCTTACTTATCTGAAAACAAGTGAAAACTGAATTTCTGTTAAGTGGAGGCTTAGTCTTAGAAGCTTCCCATTGGAGTACAATTTCCTTAGGGCCGATAACCTCCTTTAATATGGCATAAGCATATTCAGATTTAACAGACTCCTCCTTAGCTTTCACAGTTTCAGCAGCGAAAATTTTCAGAGATTCTTTGACATTGTTAGCAAGTTTGTAGTCTTCTACATTAGTCCAGTCAGAAACTGCAAGTTTGTTGAAGTCTTCAACATCCTCTGAACCGACTGCACTACTTTTGTACAAACCAAAAACGTTGCCATTAGCACAGAGTGGGAATGACAACTGTGGTTTGTGGTCCATACAATAATAACTAAGACCACCTAAAAACAACTTTGTAACATCATTGACATTACAACCATTAAAACTACACACATATGGTGTGATAGACATAATGAACTTGTGCTTTGTTCCCATAACATGGTCATAAGCACATTTCGTACATAAAAGTGGTCTCCTAAGACAGTCTCCACAACGAAGTACAGTTTGTGAACCACACACAACACACATACCTGCAGCTTGCAAAACAGTGGATTTTTCATAGAGGCTAGCATAAAACTCTTCACTCCAGAACTTATCTTGACCTTCTTCTAGCATTGTCACTGAAAACGAATCAAGAACGCCTGCATTCAAATTTTTCTGTAGATGTTTAACCCAATCTAGCAGAGTGTAAAATACTTTTTGATAAGCAGGCTTAGGGTGTTTTGTGAGCGGATATGCATCAATAGCCAATGATACGTAACGTTCTAACATAATAACATTGTCTGTTTTAACTATGTCATCAACAAACACACCAGCTGACAAAATTCTAGACGGGTCTGGGTAGGGAAGATAGTAGTCTCCATCAGGTCCTACAATCTGCAATGTGTGTTGTGAACAAAATTCATGTGGTCCAACGCTAAGATCTGGTTCTACCCAACACTTAGAAGTGGACATGAAGACATTATTCTGATAATAGAGCGTTGCTTTAAAAGCATTAATGTCAGCTACATAACCTAGATCTGCATAATCTTTGTTGTAGCACACAACTCCATCATCAGATAAAATCATCATAGAAAAGTGTTTTCTCAAATAACTAAAGTACTCAACAACAAATTCTTCATCAATGCTGCTACTACGATAACAATTATCGTAGATTTTACGTTGTATGGACTTTACTGTAACATTGTTACAAGCGTTTGAATCAACGCCCAAAAGCTTATTAACATTAGCAGAAACAGCTTGAAAGATGTTAAAAGCAGAGTTAGCGTAAGCTGTAGTACCATCACCACTAGTTGTACCACCAGGTTTAAAGTAAAAACCGCCTGTGCAATGCACAACTTCTGTGAGTACTTGAGCTAACTCGTTGGAGAGGCGGTAGAATCTATCACTATGTGTACAACAACCAACATGCTTAGAACCCAATATCATGGCAGAAGCCATTCTAATCATATTAGGTAAAGCACGGTCACACTTAGGATAGTCCCACCCCATCAAACAACCGTTATCAACATCACGCATCAAATTTTTAAGCATGTTGTCCCAACCACCATAAAACTTGGTTGAACCAATGACAACAGTGGCATTGCGTGTTGCAGCAATTGACTTCAAATGCTTCTGATGGTATTGTCTCGTAGTCATGGTAGAAAGAAGTGAAACTCCTCCTACTGTACGAGCTCTTGCCTTACCAGAAATAGCATATTTCAAATTCATTTGAGTCATTGTGGGTAGAACATTTCTCTTTGTTAAAGCAAAAAGTGCATCCTGCTCTTCATATGAAAGAGTTTCGTAGTAAAGTCTAGCTTTACCAAATTTGTTCAAAGGATAACCAGCACTCTTGTCATAGTTTGTAACAACAACTTCACGAGCATTAATGCACCCACCGTCGTAACATTCAAAATATTTGCCAACTATTTTGTAAACAAATTGAGCTTGGCAAATATCAAGTACTGTGACTCTGTTGTAGCGGTAATAATTGAAGTCTGTCATAGCAGCCTCACCGCCCTGTGCAAAGAAGAAATGTTTTAATGTTAACTCAGATCCCTCTTCAAAGAATCCACGCTCTGTTATGAAATCGTAGAAATCTTTGTTAAAGTGACCTGGTTTTACTGTCTGATATGTAACACCAGTACTCAAAGCTGCAATGGAGAAACAGACAGTACGCTGATCTAAAAGTGCAGGGCTTGATGCTACAAGAAGTGTTGGATCTGTGACAAATCTAAGAAGATCAGTCATGCTCAACTTCATTGTGTCTAATTTTACATCAAGATTCCATACTATACCAAGTTGTTTGAAATGGTAACCTGCAGTAACAACTACTGGTACACCATCAATGTGAACTTTACGGACAAGTGGTCCGAAAGCGGTACTAGGTATGGTCATTGAAAATAACGTGTTAAAATTAGCACAATGAATAATGCACTCATCACTTGTACAATCAGAGCAATTAGGGTGGTATGTTCGATCCCAGTGCTTAAAATATTTATGGAAAAGTTTTTCCTTGTGGTCCGTGAAATCATAAGCTAGTAAATCGTACTGCTTATAATCAGCACCATAGATATCACTTTTCACAAAATTTTCAGACTCTAAACATGAAGTCATTCCCATTAAGGGCATCATATAAGAATAATATGATGTAACGCAAGCACATCCAAAACCTGGCGTTGTTTTTACAAAATCACCGAAATCGTAAAAATTGCCATTAAGATCTTGGTTATCAAGAGTTATAATACCTATGTAACCTTTTTCCACAATAGCATCACAAAACGCTACACATTTAAGCATAGCGTTGGCTACTATAGGTCCAAGTCTTGCGTATACTTCATGTATAGCTTCATTTTCTACTGGGTCAAACCAATCCTTATTTTCAAAGAAAGATTCATTGCAGGCACCTAATGTCACAAGTATTTCTTTAAGAACTTCACAGTTCTTTTCATCAAAGTTCCTAATAGCATAACACAGATCCATCATTGTGTACTTTGTAAGATCCTTACGTGCAACATTACCGAATTCACATCGACCTTCCTTATACAAAAAGAAGTCATGTTCAGCAACTACACCTGAATCTTTAAGATCGTTATAACAGACTTGCTCATGGTCCATAACGCTCTTAGTACAACGCTTGACTACGTAGTAGGCATCATGTTTGTCTAAATTCCTAAAACGGGAACAATTGGTCTTAAGGAATTTACCAATACATGCAACATCTTTATTGTAGATGTCAAAAGCTCTACTAACATGGTCTGGATCAGTACCATTACAGGGTTCTAGTCGAGCTGCACTAGAACCCCGCACTCGTTTAAATAACTCTGATCAATAGTGGTGCCTTGTATAGAAGTACGATCACACATACAACCATTAGTAAGCCAGCAACCGCAAACGACGCAAACTTCATTTTCAATACAGAATCTAATAGGATCCTGAGTCCCGGTTGGTACTTGGACGAATTTACCTTTAAAGCGGCACAATCCATCAATTGCAGGATGTTCTACATGACATCTACAATAAATACATACAGATGCGCCACCATAAGAGTCCTGTTGTGTGTTAGATTCGACGCCATTTGTGATAGCCATACCATTACCGGCACCATTTGAGAGCATTTTTACACAGTTGGTAACTGGCTGCATACCTCGTTTAACAGCGTCAACATATGCTTTAGCAGGGTCAGGTGCAAAAGCACACAATGTCAGCAAACCACTATTAGATGGGTGTTCAGTAGGTTTACCAGCTTGCAGACGAACCGTTGCACCGATATAACCAAGAACAGCACCACGTCTAAGAGTGTTCAAGCTTTTCACAAAATACAAATATTTAACCTCAGGACCATTAACACCATCTACATAAAAGCGCAATGGAGCCTCAAGTTCAATAGGTATTACATCATTGTTGCTCTCCCATTTAACATACTTAAGGTTGCTGTCTGATGCTATAAATGCATATATAAAGCTCTTACCACCTTCAGAAGCCATAAGCGCTTTACCGCTACCATAAGCATCGCCATCAATTGTAGCAGATGCTTTAACAGCTTTCTCTTTAAGTTTACCTGGCAAGATTTCATTATTCTGCAACTTTGTGGTTCTCTCACAAGTTATACTCAAGGGCCAGGTTATGTTTAATTCATTGGCAGCTGTAACTTCTTTCAAGTGGACTTGAGCGCCATTAGCATCCTTAACCTCAACAATTGACCAAATGGCACCTGCATAGTGTACATTGTTTTCTTGCCTAACCTTGGAAAGCACTTCAAGATTAGGTGTTACAACAATAAGTCTTGTAGCTGAGGCAGCTGGTATAATGCTCAATGGTAACACGCCATTACGAGCCTGTTCAATAATGGTATTAACACTGGACATGTCGAGTTTCTTGAGCATACCAAAGAGTAAACTATGCATAGCTGAAACTATTTTTGACTTCCTGTCCACGGCGCGTGCCTCTTTGTACATGCTAGCTGCAGCCTGCTCTGCCATTTTGTCAAGCTTCTTTTGCACGGAAGCTTCTCGCTCAAATTCGCTCTTAGCGATATTACAAGCCTTTGTAAGCTGTTTCAAAAGTTGAGGGCTAACATCATTCTTCTTAGCCTCTTCTAGATCGGCACGAGCTTTTTCATAGGCAATCCAGCTAGGCAAAGCAGCATAAGCAGATGCTACACTCTGTAAAATAGTGGTGTTCTCAAAATAGGACTCAATAAGATCACTAAGATCACATGTGTTATGCTTGGACAAAAAGAATGCAATGAGCGCAAGTAATTTTTCGAGGACGGCGTCAGGGTCGTCACACAAATTGATTTCATTATGCAAACCAACACAATAATTCCACTCTTTTGAATTAGATTCAACATGCATTTTAGACAAAAGACCGAGCAAGACAACATTTGTACACTTCATCTCTGTAAGTTTAGACTGCACAGTGGATATTTTGATATTACGTCCTCCACCAATGCCCATCAACTTAAAACTAAGAATCATAGCATCATATGCAGTCTTAGGTGCAGACAAATTATTAGCAGTCATGTATTTGAGCTCGGCCGGTGAAACCGTAAATTGGTAAACACCACACGTCATGCATGTAAACCTGTTAACCCAGTAAAGGATACCGTAATAACAACAGAATAGATAACCGCAAGCCATGTAAATTATGCTTACGCACTTAACAAAGCCAAAATCTTGAACAAAAGCTGGCTGCATTACATACACAACTATGTAATAAGCAACTTTGTATGATGCAAAGACAACAAACCAATCCTTTGTAGTAAGACTTATCAACATAGTAAGCATGTTTACAAGACACAACAAAAAGTGGTCATCAGTCCATGGCTCACCTATCATACCTAGTAACTTGACAATGTTAAACATCACAAAAATAGTTGTTGCAAACAGTGAAAACCACGACTGCTTGCATGTAAAAAATCTTATAGTGCATATAACAAACACAACAACACAGAACAGTGCAAGCATGACACCCTGCATATCGACTGGTAAGAAAGTGGTATTAACGTTTTCCACAAGCACCTGTAAACTTTCATAATAGGTCATATCCCAGACCACATTATGTGCAGTAGCTAAAATAACACTAGGCATCACAAAAGACATAAAGAACAACATTTTGTGTTTAATTCCAGCAACTAACAACACAGATACAAGTGTTGTAATAGCTAGAACAACACTAACAAATGTCGGGTTAATCCATGTGAAGGGTGTATACATGAAGAATTCTAACCAGAATGCAAAAAGAATGGCAATGGCAGTCATCATAGGGTAAAATATCGATTTCACTTTACCACTCTGAAGATTAACACCATACATTTGCCTTATGACTTCAGTAGGCGTGAATTCGTCACACAGAGAGCCATAAGACAGTATAGTACGTCCTCCAAAACCTTTATTGAGTCTAACAATACACTCAAGCAACTTTTCAACACTATAACCAGTTTTTGCAGCCAACATATTAAAAGCATCAGTTGACACAATTTCCGTAAAACTATTGGTTTTGGCCCATGCATTGTAAGATTCTAACGTCATTGATGTGTTTGTAACAAACCATCTCTCACCATTAATAAGAGCAGCATACAAAAATGCAACTACATTATCTGATGACATGACATTAGTACCCTCCAATTGCATGCTAGGCTGATCTTCATAACCGCCATACATTTCCCCTTCAAGATTTGAACCAACATGAGAACCATTACCTAATTCCAAGTGGTGCATGTACACGAAATAGAGCGTTCCATTTTCTAATACATAACCTACTGACCCACAGGTACCAGCAATAAATGAACCTTTGATAGTACCCTGACTTCTCATGTTAACACCGTAGACACTACCGGGACAGCCTTCATAACAAGCAAGAATGTTAAAACTCTCACCTGGCCTCACGGATTTAAATTTATGTTCTGGTGTGTTAGGGTTTACCTGATTCACTTTAAGCACAAGATTTACACCCTTATATTTGGCAGACACAACACCCAAAAACGCATTATTTTTGGCTATAGAAAAGTTATGTAAACGCACACTAGACAACTCATTCTCATAATTGATCACTCGCGATGTATCACTAGCAATGACGTGTCTAGGGCAGATGACTTCATCTCCAAGCCACAAACCATTAAGAACATTATTGCCATAAGCCACCCTTACAATACAGGGTTCCACAACACCACTAGGCTGTGCCATTTTTCTCAATCCGGACTGCAGTGTTGAATTGACACTGACCGTTGGTGGCGTATAAAGCATATCATTTCTTGAAACAGAATAATCCATTAACGCCTTACCCAAATGAGCGTAGCAAGCCATGCGGTAATCAGCCTCTCCCATCGAACCAGTATAGTACTTATACTTGTTAAAGCTGTTAGCATATGACTTAATTCTATCTAGAGATGTAGAATTAACAAGTGTTTCATATGAACGCATATCTATAACAAAAGTACCCATAGCTGCTGATTCGAAACTACCTACAAATTTATCACCTTCAAAGAGGTTTGTTGTTACTTTAAGTTTGAATAGTGATGGTAGGGAATCATAAAGGAACACCATTATATACAAAACAAGAACATACCATGGGGCCATATTCAAGTATGCGATAATGAACCCCGCATCTAAAACACCTGGGTATGCAAGTTTTCTTGTTGTGAAATAATAGATGATAGCATAAACAATCATAAAGAATGTGTTTTGGGTTACAAAGTATGAAACATTATTAACAACCAATGTAACAATAATCATAACTACTAAGAGAGTGCAATCACCAAAGATCTTTTTAAACTTAAGAACACCATAACAGACTGCAATAGCTAAGCATGCAATAACAATGTTAGCCAACATTGCACCAGATGTAGCTACTACAGACATATTAGAATTAAAGAGTGCGAACACATTTTTGAAGAATCCCAATGTGGAACTTCCACAAATGTAACCATCTCCAAACTCTTTATCATAGACAAACCAGTTGTCGCCACCGAAGCAAAAACCAGCTTGACTTTCAGTACACTCTCCCACTCTGCAATAAGTTGTAGCCTGTGTTTTTACAAACCGTAGACCAAAACTCCTAATAATGGCTGGTATTTTTACCATGTTACCACTAGCATGCTCATAATAATAATCAGGCAGCAATTCACTGTAAAGCTTAGCACCCTCAACAAGTCCTTGCTTAGCACAATAAACGACTGTACCACCAATGCCAGTTAGAGTAGTGCACGCAGAATTGAAGACACAAGTGTCAAAGTAAGAATTCTTACTTACAGCGGCACCAGTATGATCATAGCACACATTAGTAACGCCAAATGCAGCATTGATTGCGAACACTAAGGATCTACCAACAAGTGCTACATACGCAGGCACATCAGGGATTGGTCTCATATTACCTAAATCAAAAACAGTTCCTAAAACAATAGGGCAGGACTTGTCAAATGTAGGTACAAAACCATGTTTAGCTTTAAACCACACTGCAAAGCCTTTGTATGTATTATGTACACAGTTAATAGAATCATCAAATGATTGAACAACACCGTTCTTAATAACCATGTAATCATAACCCTCAGCAGAATCAATATAAGACTGAGTTGCAACACTGTAGACTGAGCATAAACCATAAAGGGTAATGAACAAAACAAGACACCAGAAGAGTTGTTTAAGCTGTTTAAGTACATCAAAGAAACCTGAACCGCTCTTTGCCGAAACAGATTCAGTGAACCGCTCATACGGCAGATCTTCATCTGAACCAACAGCATTAAATGTGAGTGAAAAATTTACACCCTCCTCCACAAACGTTTTAACTAAAACCTTTTGTGCTGTAGAACTAAGAGTGGAGAAATCCTGACTGAGCCATACAACACTTTTACCACGTTGTGTTAAAACCTTTGCATTAACAATCTTAGCATCAAAAGTCATGCACTTACCGATATCCATAGCAGAAACACCAGAAGAACCAGGCTTAATCTTCGATGGCCAAAAATTGTTAAAAGATCGGTCTGTAATTAATATACCAAATCTGTGAGCATTATTAATTGCCATTTCAAAAGTGGAGAATGTCACGTCGAGGTTACACAACTTGTAACACTCTTCAAGATTCTTACATTCTGAAACATCCACATTAAAAGAGTTTTTAATAACATTCTTTTTGGCATTAAAGAGTGCTCCCTTAAAGTCTACAGATAAATCCTCAAGCAACTCACTATTAACGATCTTAATAGGCCTACCAATTAATTGTGAGAAGTAAACACAGACGTTTCTAACACTAGCAAGAGAAGACCCTGATGGGTTGTAAACAATGAAGTCATCAAGCAGGAACATTGTCTTAAGCACCTCCTGACTACTATACTTCTTATGTTTTACATCATAGTCATATGCCGTGAATTCTTCACCAACATAGAACCTATAAAACCCGTCGGTACATTCAACTTTTGTGACTTCCTGGTATGACCTATCAGTAGCATAAACAGTTTGCTTAATGCTGTTACTTAGATCACGCACAATCTCATCACAAATAAATGTGTGATCAAACCCATAAGAGTCACAATTCTTACAATAAAAGTTATGCTTTTTGCAGAGTTTACCAGTACCATTAGCATGGACATACACAGTCTTCATTGAACCGTTAACCACAACCTGTATAGGAATGCGCGTCTGCCTAGCAATTTTAGAACATGTCTTACATGACGGGTTGTTGCATGGTAGGAAAATGTGTTTAAGTGCGAGAACTGCCTTAAAAACCACAACTATGATTACAAATTCAACAGAAATTGATTCAAAGTTGACAACATGCAAAAACCAGCTATACTTAACATAACCAAAATAAGATAACCACAGGTTAAGGTACTGGGAGACAAAATACATAAGAAGACATCTAACATAATTGTTACCAAAAACAGCCAAGAATATAAAATACGACAATTGTATAACTCTATTCCATAGTGGGTCTGACTTGTAATCCCATGACACCTGGAGATGATCAAAATCTGCCAATTCATCATAAGATGCCAGACACGCCTTGCACAAAATAGAATTACCACAAACTTCCGACTTTACAAAACTAGAATTACTATATGCTTGAACACTACCACTACATGCCAATTTGTGCACTACTGGTATGCTGACAAACAAATAGAAAAAATGATATAATGCTATTAAAAGTAGTACTAGTTTTATGTAACGCCACAGGGCTGGTTTGTTCAATTGTCTTACATAATTCAATGTTCTAACTTTAGCACCCAAGTTTCTAAATACGTGTGGTGGTTTTACTTTAACTTTAGGCATCTTAGATTTTCTAAGACACATAAAAACAACCAATAAATATTTAAAGACTTCAAGGAGAAACCTAAGAATTTTATCACCAGCCATAAAGAATACGTCAGCATATTTACCGAGTGTTGTGATTGTATAATCTACACCACTCTCAATAGCTAACAATTTTTCTTTACGAACTATATTTTTAGGATTTTCTTCAACCTCACTAAAAACACGAGCCGTATTTGATTCTTTAGCTTTTGATTCTTTAGCTTGAGTCTTAGGCATAATCTCCTTCTTAGGCGTGTTAGCAACAAAATTACTAGCAATGGCTGTTGTGACCTGTAAAAGGTTTTTCTCGAAATGGTAGGCCTTATCGGCATCAACCATTAAACCATTACGATTATCGTAGTAGGTATAATGGCCACGCGAATTCAAACCAGTGTAGCAAATGTAACCAGTTGCATCAATAACGTCACCCACTACAGGACCTATTAAAGAAGTGATAGCCACAGTACCTCTAATGCTTGTCACTTTAACATTGACATGTACACCATGGACACAAATTTCATCAGTGCCACAAACCAAAAGAGGTGCCGCTACCACAGGACCTGTGAAAGTTTCAACTTTAGCGCACTTATCACATGCAGTTGTGTGTGTGACAGTAACTGCACTATCACTTGACATCAAATCAACAAGCTTATGTAAAGTCAACTCGGCATCGCCAGGTTGTCCTTTCGTTAAGCCCGAAATGTGATATAGCATATGTACAAATCCAGCAGTTTTACGCGTGAGAAATGCATCCCACAAACTTTTAACACCAGGAAACTTCCATGTTGGTTTAAGTCTCTGTAATGCTAAACAAATTGCATTAACCCAACAATTATTATCAGTTTGCTTATGAACAATGAAGTTGTTATGTGTTACAACATCAAATTCATAAGCATCATGGGAACTGGCGCTAAAAGCTGCTGCATTTGGAAAGCCATAGTAAGCATTCCAATCAACATCCAATGCCTTAACGACTTTTTCACCGACATCTGACACACTTGGCAACTGGTTAGTAACATCTTTGTCTTTAATAACAACAGTTCCTTTGAGTTGCTCACCATAAGTTTTATCAAGTGCTACAGACACACGCTTTTGATTCACAGTATCTTCCGTTACCTTGATAGGAATAGTACCATTGAAAAAATTTTCTATGGTAACTCTCTCTTGGTCAGTGTAAACAAAGACATTTAAATCTCTATCTGTGACAGTTTTAAGTAGACACTGCAACGAAACTTCCAGTTTGACTTTGAAGATACCAACACTAATAAGTGGTGTTAGTATCTTACCATCACACTTAGCGATTGCTTTGTAGACATTACAGAGTTTACCTTCAACTCTACTGTCACCATTACGTGGTCCTACAGCATTCAACACACTAAGATGCTCAAGTACGTTTTCAAAAAGCACAGCATTACCAGGAGCTATTGCTTTGCTGGATTTAAGGTACTCCTTAGAGCGTTTTGTTAACTTACCACCTGTGAATACATCAATAGCTCTAGCAACGCCACCCACGTGTCTAAGATCACCATTAGCAGCGTTAACAAGGACGTCAGGCTCAAGAAAGTTAATCAAAACATCTAAATCTCCTTGGTAAAATGAGACTTTTCCCGCTTTATAAAAGGGTAGTATAAGATCTTTAGGACTTTGACAGTCTTCTACACACTTATCCTCTACGGGCACAGGTGGTTCAACCATAGTTTTAGATTTAGCTGTCATTACATTTGCATTAAGAAACAAAGTGGATGTGTAAAACTTATGTTTACGAGGTTTAATTCCCATACCATCCACACAGTAATCATGAATGCAATCTTCAATCATATAATGACCACTCTGTGTTGTACCTGTGTAAACTGCATGCATAGTAGGTGTCACAATAAATTGTGACACAGGTGTCTGTTTTTCAATTCTATCATGAACAAAAACACCAGAACCTTCCACGCTAGCAAACTTACACATGTTAATTTGCTTACAGTCACCACAGACACCATATTTAAACTCATTCCTAAGAGGTGTGAGCTTAAACACAGTTCGTTCTAAAACTATCTCTTTAACACCACAGCCGCACTTAGCACTAAGTGTGACTTTAGCTGTACTATAATCATTGAGCATCGTCTCCAAAAGGTATTCTGCATCCCCTGAATCACCCTGCTTCAAAGTTAGAGCTGCATAACAAAAGTCTACAAAAGGCATAACATCATCTTTCTTAAAACCATCCCACAAATCATGGTTGAAGAAATCAAAGGCTTGCAATTGATAACAGCAAGCGTTTATCCAACAATTATTATCTTGTTGTTTAAGTATGATTTTACCATTAAGATTTGTTGTCTTGAATGGGGTCAAGGAAGGTTTAGGTTGTTCAGCTTCCTGTTCATCAACAGCAGCAGCCCACGGATCATTTTTAGCAGAGACTTCATCTTTTTTTTCTACTGAGGAAAGTTGCTCATCAGGGTTTACAGCAGGAGTTAAAACATTATTTTCTTCTACGAGCGAAACTTGTTCAACAAAGTCTTCAACATCGACAACTGATACAGTTTCTCCTTCTACAGATGAAACATCTTCAGCATCATCAGTTGAAGTATTATCTTCTTCAATTTGTTCAACATCTTCGTTGTCAGAAATCAAAGAGATGTCTTCCACACTTGCATCAGAATCGCTTTTGTCATCAGCAGCTGTGTTAAGATCGTACTGTGAAATCATAACACCATCTGGGTTATTAATGTCAAATCCACCACATGTGTCGTAAATGAAATAGCCTTCAAGTTCTACACCCTGCTCAGCAAGCGTGTCAAAAATTTTGTCAAGTTTCTCGGAGATAGAATCTTCAAACTCTTCCCAAGTGGTACCTATAAATTTATATTTGGTACCAATGACTTTTTCAAGCACCTGTGTTACCACCTCATTGTCAAACTCAAATTCTAGCCTGACACGTGTAACAGGTTCTATCTCTCTAACATTAACATTGTCTGAAAACGAAACTGACTTGTCACCACCACCCATCTTGTTGTACATTTTCTGCACAACCATGCCAGAACCATATGGATAAAAATGATCATCTTCATCCTTGTAAAAGGTGTATCCAGCAATGACAATTACATCGCCATTGTCTTTAGGTTCAACATAATCTGCAGGTTCTAACAAAATGGGATCTGACCAGTCATCAGTTGTAATGATGCCACTATTAGTTACAGGCACACTTGCAGTCTTAAAAGAGAGTGCTTCACCATATTCAACTACGGAATAGATAGCATCTTTCATATCAATAAAACTGCTAGATGGTGTTTTAAAGGTGGAAAACGGTATGCCACCAATTTCAATGTCTTTGCGAGCTGTGTCACAGAGTTTATTGTAATTAATCGTTAAACGATTAGCAAAACTGTGACAACCATCACAAACTACTTTAACACCATTGCCTAGCATGATTTTAACATTACCTAAAATGGACTTGTCAGAGCATGCTGGCATGCATCTGTACCAGATGGCACCAAAATCCAATTCCAGTAGGAGGTCAGGACAAATAATGTTTTTAATGGTCTGAATTTTTATATCCTTGACGTCCTCCAATTCATTAAGATGATTGAAAGTGTCAAGAAAACCCTTCTTACCGGAATCTTGTCGTATGATGTCCCATAAACCAACATGGTTTTTAAGACAAACTGGCATCTTGTACTTCTTAAGATATGCCTCAACTAGGATGTTTTCACCATCCTTAAGCGCTCTGAAACACAACTTTTCTTGTCTAAACTCAATAAGTAAGTCATTAACCTTAGCAATAGCAGCATCGAGGTCACCATCAAAGTCGAATGATGTTCCTATTTTAACCACCATCTTACTCTTGGTGTCATCATTCACATCATAAACAATGTTATAAGATGGCACTCGCGCGGCTTTAAAAACATTATTAACAAGGACTGAATCAGGGCTTGCCATCATAAAATAGTATTCTTCACTCTTGTAAAAAGCCATATCACCAATAATGACAATATGACCTCCACCAGGCGTAACAACGTCATCTACTTTATTCAGGCTAATGTAGGCTGACTCAGTCCGTTGTGGTGTCACATTAACAGTAGCACCAATTAAGTTAGTGGCAAAGAATGCACTATCAAGACCTTTTTGTCTCTTACCAAGTATTTTAACACTGACAAGCTTAACAAGTGCATTGTTAAAAAGCAAGTATTTAGAACCAAGCACAAAGCACTTAGCCTCTACACCTGCAATGGTAATTGTCTGTGTGAAGACATCGAAGGCTTTCACAAGAATTTTAACACACTTATCAACGAGGTCCTTAACACTATTAGATGAAACTACAAATACAGGTTTGTAGTCCATAATAGTAAAAGCAGAAGTGCAGAGTGATGCTACTACATCATAAATTTGCTTGTATGTAAGTTTAAGAGAACAAAGCAGTTCTTCAACAACTTTCCAAGCATCAGCAAAAATCGCACCACACTTTTGCACAAACCAGGGCATTTTCTTAAAAAGCAGGTTAGCACTACCAAAAAGATTAGTACTAAGATCCAACTTTCCTGCGATAATACAATCATGGACTGCATCATCAACTTCACCTGTGATGAAAGCTCTCTTAATGGAGCATGAAACAGGCGAAGTACTCTCTGGTCTAATGAAGTCGTTCAATTCGCCTTCAAAATCAGTGGTGCAGACAGTCTCATTAACAGTGAAAGTTTTAATCACTTTCCAAACAGAGACATTTTCCACATCACCAGCATATTGGAGTACACTATTAGCAAAGAATTTTACACCCTTGCCAGCACTCATGCTAGTGACAATGGCATCACCTGGCTTAACAGCACCTAATGTGACACCTTTAACTTTGCCATGGAGACCACAACAAGCAGTCTTAAAGCCAGTCCAATCACCAACACCACTACTTTCAGCGCCACAAGGACACTTAAGGGTGGCAGCAATGAAGTGAAGGCTGTCAAAACACGTGTTAAGACTGTCTCCATTGCCCATAAATGGCGAGCCGAAGATGTCATAGAGTTTTCTATACTCTTCAGAAAGAACAACCTTAGAATTCTTCTTGACTGGTGGTGCTACCTCTCTGATAGCACAATTTGGCAACTTATGTGGGATATCCAGGTTGTATTGGATTTCCCTAATTGTAAGGAGAGTTTGTTGCCATAAAGGTTTTTCATCGCGCACTGTTAGCCAGGCACAATGGTACTCCTCTCCTTCATAGATGATAACGTCCTCATCACCGAAATAATCCTTAAACTCACCTTCAATAACTGGCTTTCCATCAGCACCACACATGTATTGGTCCACATATATGGCGCCGTTTCCAGTACGGGCGAATTTAAGGTCAAAGTCCTCAAGAACGCCATTGCAGTTGGCTCTAACAATGAAACCCTGCAACATGACGGAAGGTTCGGTAAGGAGAACAGGTTTAAGATCACTTATTCCGTTACCCAAAACACCAATGACGTAGTGATCCTTACGATTGCAATCAACTAGGTCACGACGGTATTCAGGCACGAAGACATAGCCATCAAAACCGTTACGGTAGCAGTACTTAATTTCCTGCAGTGCGTCACGGAAAGGAAGGCTAGGAACGTTGACTTGGTAGTCCTCATTAACGAGGATCTTAAATTGTTTGGAACTCATTCTCCTGGCGGCCGGCGAGGGAGATCACAGGACGGAACCCGGTCTACCCAACTACGACGGGCGGAACCGCCGCAGCTAATACTAGACGACTTACCAAACAGGGACGGAACCCTGGTGCGCCGTTCTCTCAACCCCGTTCCTAGGAGTGATTGCCAAACTGGTGAAATAATCAACGCTTGTCTTCTATGGTTTCATAGAGAGACAAATATTTCGTTTAGTTCGAGTTGGTGTCCGAAGACAAATCTAGCACAAGGCTAGTTAAAGTAAAAGAAGAGTTATAGCCACGCTACACTCACTTTACTTTAAAAGT